ATCACGAAGGGCGGAGCGGTTGGGGGAGGCTTTCGCCTCCCCGTCCCTGTGGTTACTCTGTGATGTTGAGTTCGGTCAGATCGACACCCAGTTCTTCCAGTGCCTTCCCAACGTACCAGTTGGTCTGTGCCAGCACCTTGGTGTCTGCGGCATCGTCGTTGCGCACCGCCTTGTAGAGCTTGGTCAACTCAATCTTGAGCCGGTCGTGGATGTCACGTGGTGCGTTAGCACCTGCACCGTTCTTCTTCTCTCCCTTGACGTAGGCCAGCACATCCGACCACGGCTTGTAGATGTTTGAGAGCTTGCGCTTCTCGGCACCCTTCTGGACCAGCCCCTTCTCGATGCGGATGGCTTCCCGCACCTTGGCTTCGTTGCCCGTCAGCGGCCCCTTCATGGGGATGTTCCACCATCCCTTGCCAAACTGTTCTTCCAGAGCGAGAGCGTAGGCCTTGAGCTTACCGTAGGTGCTGGAGGAAGCCGTCAGGAAGGCGGCGCGGGCTTTAGATACGTTCTGCATTTTGTGTTACTCCTAGTGTGTGGTGTCGTTCTCCGACGCTCTCTTTGTCTTACATTTTAGATTGTATGTCAAGAAAATCTAACAAAGTGACGTATTTACGTCGTTTCTGTCGCGCTTAAGGCTATCCACGTAGTGGTATGGAGGCTGTCCGCACGGAATTACTATCATCAGCGCCCCTAACTTTGTTAGGTATGGCAAGCTAGGTGCGGCCCAAACGGGGCATGGCCAGAACGAGGCACAAAAAAAGCCCCGCCGAAGCGGGGCTAGTCAGAACGAGGTCGGGGAGGCTTGCGCCTCCCCTTCCCGATTAGGCTTCGATGTTAAGGTCGGTGAGGTCTACCCCAAGAGCGTCAAGCGCCGCACCGATGTTATAGTTGGCTTGTGCGAGGTCGGCATCGTCCGCGCCATCGTCGTTCTTGACCGCTTTGTAGAGCTTCGTCAGCTCGATCTTGAGCCGTTCGCGGATTTCGCGGGCCGCATTTGCGCCTGCACCCTTCTTCTGCTTGGACTCATCGACGTAGGCCAGAACGTCGGACCAAGGCTTGTAGATGTTATACTTGGGGTTGGCCTTCTGCTTCTTCTCGGCACCCTCCTTGACTAGGGCTTTCTCGGCGCGGATGTCGTCGCGGACCTTGGCTTGGTTGCCGGTGAGCGGACCCTTCATCGGGATTTTCCACCAACCCTCACCGAACTTGTCTGTGAGAGCCTCGGCATACTTACGCAGCGCACCGTAGGTGGAAGCGGTCGAGGTGAGGTATGCAGCCCGCGCCTTTGCAACGGGAGTATTAACAATCTTAACAGCCATGATGGCCTCCTTGTGTGTGTGGTTGCCAGCGGTGTGTCCCGCTGACCCCTTGTTTGTCTTACAATCCGCTCGGAATGTCAACATAAATCGTAATACTAACTAAGTTAGAGGCTTTTAGCCGTCCGCGTGATGAAACTAGAGGCGGTCCGCACGGAATTACTATCATCGGGGGGCAGCGTTGGGGGAGGCTTTCGCCTCCCCGTTCCGTCTTAGGGTTTGAAGAAGTCGTCTACTCCTTCCACTCCTGTCCTCAGCGATAGGCACAAGCCGCGCTTCTCCAGTGTGATGAGGCATTCCTTGAACTTGTTGATGTCCTCATCCTTGTGGCCTGCTTGGGTCAGAGTGTGGCGCAGGTAAGACATACCTTCGGTTTCGTAATACATAGCTTGCTCCTTGGGTTGGGTGGGGGAGCTTGCGCTCCCCCTTGGTTGTTAGGCTGGTTCGGCTTGCTTGAGCCAGCGGGCTGCGGTGTCCATCGCTGTGGCGAAGTCCTTGGTTGCCACGAGGTCGAGGTGGTGGAAGAGCGAGAGGACCAAGTAGTTGGGGCGATCCTCGGTGGGGAAATCTACCGCAACGTGCTCGTTGACTGTGTAGAAGTTGAGGCCCTTGCTCGTCTCAATGCTCTGGACGTTGGCGAGATAAACCATGGTCATAACTTGTAACTCCTTAGTGTGTGGTGTCGTTCTTCGACGATCAATGTGTCCCACAATTAGATTAGAATGTCAAACAAAAAGAGGGGGAGGGGGGTTTGATCCCTGTTTGTTCCCTAACCCACCCATCCCCGACCCCCCAAAGCACGTATTAAGGGGAGGTCCGCCCGTATACATACTATTTCGCACATTCGATTACGCGGTTTTAAAAACCCCCCGGTAGGGTTAAGTCGCTTTTGAAGGGGGTACCCCCTCTTTTTCTGTGCCACACACCGTCTAGATCGCATTCTAGAAACACCCCCCGTCAATGGTACCTTGACGCAAAATGGGGTGGGGGGTATTATTCTCCCTGCCCAGTGATATGGGTGGCATCTCGTTTTCTCCTTAAAACTGGGGGTGGCTTGCCACCCCCTTTTCTTTTCACTAAACTATAGCATTTGTGCTATATGCGCCGCCCATGGTAGGACGCGATCCGGTTAAACAGCAAGCGGCCAAGCGCCGCTACTATGAAGCCAATAAGGACAAGGTGAAAGCCAAGGCCAAGGCACACACCCGCGCAACGCGCAGCATAGTTAAAGAATGGGTGTACGCCTACCTGCTCAAACATCCCTGCGTAGACTGCGGCGAGACCAACCCTATAATTCTAGAATTCGACCACTTCAGGGACAAAGAGTTTACCATTGGGGAGTTCGCCAGCGTCGGTGCATCACTTAAACGCGTAAAGCTGGAAGTCGAGAAGTGCGAAGTCCGCTGCGCCAACTGCCACAGGAAGAAGACCTATCGGGAACGAGAGCATACGCACCGGGGTTAATTAAACCCTTTACACATACGCTACTACACGCTTATAAAGCGCGCCTGCTCCCTCAAACCGGACGCTGCGCCACATGCCTGTAATCAAAGTTGAACCTACTAAAGCACATCCGGTGCCCTACGATACTGCGGAACGGAAACCCAGTTCGCTCCTTGAAGAGATTGCAATTGCAGGAAATACCGCAGAACTGCTCGTGGAGATGGGTGCTCCGCTTGAGCTGGACGAGAACTCGGCCAAGGAGGCTAAGAAGCTGACTGACGTAGTCAGTAAACGACAGACTAAGAACCTAAAGCAAGTGACAACCGCCTTTGGCGCAGCGCAGTTCCTGCGTACCTATGGTCAGCAAATGGCCCTTGATGCGAACGAAGTTCGTGCAGCCCTTACATTTAAGCTTATGGAAATCGCCAACTGCGGCGAGACTAAGTACGAGCTGAAGGCGCTAGAACTCCTCGGTAAGCACAGCGATATTGGCCTGTTCACCAGCAAGTCCGAGATTACTATCAACTACAAAAACCCAGAAGAGTTGGAGAATGCGATCAAGGAGCGCGTTAAGCGCCTGCTGAACGCCGACGTCATTGACATCACACCCCTTGGCCAGACCATCGAGGAAGAGCTAGCGGTATTTAACCTGTATGAGCCAGAAGAAACCTCAGAGGACGAAGAAGACGACGAGGGCGAAGAATAACCGTGGCTCCCTCAAACGGCTCCCCGATCAACCTGAACAACATATCACTTCGTGATATCACAAAGGTGCTACCTAAGCTCAGCCTAGCTGAGCAGGAGAAACTGCTGGCTGAGCTGGACAAGTTAGAAGAGCTTAAGAAGAAAAGCCTTGCACAGAACAAGTTTCTTGGGTTTGTCAAGGAAGTTTGGCCATCATTTATCGGAGGAAGACACCATGCCAAAATGGCTGATGCGTTTGAGCGCGTTGCTCGTGGCGAGTGTAAACGTCTCATTATTAATATGCCTCCTCGACACACCAAGTCCGAGTTTGCCAACTACCTCCTACCAGCATGGTTCCTAGGCAAATACCCCGGTAAAAAAATTATTCAGGCATCCCACACGGCTGAGCTTGCTGTGGGCTTTGGCCGTAAAGTGCGTAACCTTGTAGACACAGAAGTATATCATAACATCTTCCCAGACCTAGTGCTCGCGTCCGACAGCAAAGCTGCTGGCCGGTGGAATACTTCGAAGGGGGGTGATTACTTCGCCATCGGGATCGGTGGTGCTGTGACCGGTAAGGGGGCTGACGTCCTCATCATCGACGACCCGCATTCGGAGCAGGAAGCTGCCATTGCGGAAGTAAATCCAGATATTTACGACAAAACGTACGAGTGGTACACTTCGGGGCCTCGTCAGCGTCTGCAACCGGGGGGCGCTATTGTCATCGTCATGACACGGTGGTCGAAGCGGGACCTGACGGGGCAAATCCTTAAGGATGCGCTGGCTAATGACAGCCTAGATGAGTGGGAAGTGATTGAGTTCCCCGCCATCCTCCCTTCAGAAAAGCCACTCTGGCCCGAGTTTTGGGCGCTCGAAGAGCTTGAGAAGGTAAAACGCGACGTTCCTAACTCCAAGTGGATGGCGCAGTACCAGCAGAACCCGATTTCCGAGAGTGCTGCTATTGTTAAGCGTGAATGGTGGATGGAGTGGGAGAGCGACAAGCCTCCGAAGTGCGATTTTATCCTGCAATCATGGGATACGGCGTTTGAGAAGACCCAACGTGCCGACTATTCGGCATGTACAACATGGGGTGTCTTCTACCATCCTGACGCTACGGGCACTGAACAGGCTAACATCATCCTCCTAAATGCCTTCCGAGACCGCATGGAGTTCCCAGAGCTGAAGCAGTGCGCCATTGAGGAGTACAAAGAGTGGGAACCGGACAGCGTCATCATTGAAAAGAAGGCATCGGGTGCGCCACTCATCTATGAGATGAGGGCCATGGGCATACCGGTACAGGAGTTCACCCCGACAAGGGGTAATGACAAGATTAGCCGTCTAAATGCTGTCTCTGACCTCTTTGCTTCCGGTCGTGTGTGGGCACCTGCCTCTCGGTGGGCCGAAGAAGTGATTGACGAAGTAGCTGAATTCCCAGCCGGTACTCACGATGACTATGTCGATACGGTATCTATGGCCATGCACAGGTTCCGCAGGGGTGGTTATATTACGACTAACCTAGACGAACCGGAGGAAATCCAGTATTTCAAGCGTAACCGCAACCAAGGGTATTACTAATGGCTACCCAAAAGCACATGGGCCGCAATCAAATCGTAGACAGACTAACCGCGCAGGTTGGTAGCGAGAAGCTTGCTCATGAGATTTTAAAGAAACGTGGCCTTATGAACTCCGATGGAACACTTACGGCAAAGGGCCGTGAGCGCAACGCTATGACTGCTGAAGAGCGTGCAATTGATCGGGCGGCTAAATTGAGCGGTAAATCATCGCACAAGTATACATATAACCCCCAAACCAACCGGGCTACGCTCAAGGGAATTAAATAATGGCAATTGACAAGGCGCTCAATCAGGCCCCGCTTGGCCTCTCCGCAGACGATATGCTTAATGATGAGCCTGCACTGGAAATCGTAATCGAAGACCCCGAAGAGGGTGACGCAGAAGTCGAAGTCGAGGAAGAAGACGACGACGAGTTCTCCGAAAACCTTGCTGAGGACATGGACGAAGGCGCTCTTACAGAGCTTGCCGGTGACCTGCTGGGGGAGTTTGACGAAGACATCTCGAGCCGTAAGGACTGGATGCAGACCTATGTAGACGGCCTTGAATTGCTTGGTATGAAGGTTGATGACCGCACTGAGCCGTGGCCCGGTGCTTGCGGTGTATACCATCCCCTGCTTTCTGAAGCGCTAGTTAAGTTTCAAGCTGAGACCATGATGGAGACGTTTCCGGCTCGTGGGCCTGTACGTACAGAAATCGTCGGTAAAGAGACGCCAGCCAAGAAGGAAGCCGCTGCCCGCGTCGAAGCGGATATGAATTACCAGTTGACCGATGTGATGATCGAATATCGGCCTGAACATGAGCGTATGCTGTGGGGGTTGGGCCTCTCAGGTAATGCGTTTAAGAAGGTTTATTACGATCCATCACTCGGTCGTCAGACGTCGATGTACGTGGCTGCTGAAGACGTTGTGGTACCTTACGGCTCGTCTAACTTGGAGACCAGCCCACGCGTCACGCACGTGATGCGCAAGACACCCAATGAAGTCGCTAAACTACAGGCAGCGGGGTTCTACCGTGATATCGAACTTGACGATCCAGTCGATACCTTCGACGAAATTGAGACGGCCATCGCTGAACGC